CTTTGATTCAGAGGATGCCGCACTGGGAGAAGCCATATTGGCCATCAGAGACGAGGGCATTCAGTCGTTTTATGGCCAGGTAGTGGCCTAAGCCCTCCGCGTAAAAAAGCCCGGCCCCGACCTGTTCAGATGAGAACATGTCGGGGCCGACAACAGCACTGGGAGGAAGACCCAACAAAAAAGCCCGCGACGGAAACCGGGGCAGGCTTTGAAGTCTATTGTGTAGCGGTTTAGCCGACCGCAAACCTAAAGGAGCGATCGGCGGGCTATCCTGCGAGGTGGGCGCCTGAGGTTTGCACCCTGCGCCGATTCAGAAACGGGTGTTATGTCTCGGGTGGCGCGACCTACTGTGCCCGGGGTGCAAACCCTGCCAACCCTGCAAACCCTGCAAACCCTGCAAACCTCATTTTCTGGTCAGACGGTGGACAAGCCCCGCGAGTTGCATCCCCGCAACAGTTTATCGCCAGGAAGGACCCAGAAATTTCTCAGAAACAGGTCCTGTTCGGTACTCTGCTGAGGTTAGGGGGAATCATACACGTTTTTTCTGAATGTGTAGTAGTTTCAGTGGGTTGCAGAATGGACAAACCAAGAATCGAAGGACAAATGCTGTAAACGTGCCATGCCTTGACCCATCTGCAACCGCAAATTTTTTCTAAAACCTCTCCGACCCAGTCATTTCTGAGCCATCGGCACACCCCCGTTCAGATTCTTCGCCACCTGACCGACGGCCTTGCGCCAGTGACGCCAGGCCGTCGAACGATCACAAGCATAGTGCCGGGCAATATCCTTCCAGGGCTGTTCCTCTGCTCGCATCCAAACCAGATGCCGCTGTGACTCATCGAGCCAGAAGACCCAGCGCTGGGTTTCCTCCATCCGGTCAATGGCCTCCGGCGTCGCCGGAAACGGTCTCTCTTCCTCCGGATTGGCGTAGCCCTCCCAGCGTTCCCGCTGAATCGATGGCCAACTGCTGAAGTACCCCAGCGATCGAATCCCTGGCAACTTGCGCGCCGTTTCTGCCGCTTCACGGAAGCGTTCCGCGACCAATTCCGAGTTCCACTTAGCCATGGCGCTTGCCTCCGTAAAGTCGTTCACCGATGCGGCGAACAATTTCCTTTTCCACAAAATCCAGCCGCTCGTCATCTTCCTTCACGACCAGAATGTGATCCTGCTGCCAGCCCATGCGTTTCACCACTTCAAGGTCTGTCGACTTGGGTTGTAGGCGTCCCAGTGGGCAGCGATAGCGATGTTCAGGAATCTTCATGCCGGTTCTCCTTTACCGTGCCCAGTCGGGGCGAAATCCCGACTGCACAATGCAAGCCCCCGCGCCCTTTCGACTTGCGTACTCCCTGACCAGAGTTTCACGTCGCGCCTGGAATGCCCTTTGCACATCCCCAGTGACTTCGGCCCAGGCTTGCCGATTGATGGCCTGCCGCTCAGCTCGCGACAAGGTCGCCGGCTGATGGGTTAAGGTCGCGGTCCGGCTTTGATGAATCTGGCGCAATTCCCGTTCACACTCGATGAAATAGCGCCGAACTTCTCGCCCCTTCTGGTTGCGTTCGACCATCGCTAACTCCTTGGCCATATCGATTGTCAGCAAATAGTCCGTGCGCCACTTCACCCCAGAGGGAAGCTGCTCCCCCGTTTTGGTGAGCAGGTAGTCAAGGCTTTCATCAAAGCCATATTCGCCGATGCGTCCTTTGATCCATGTGGAAAAATCCCTTTTGACTTCCAGAAAGACATGCAGTTGGCGAGCATCGACCAGGTGGACTGACTGCCCGGCGATATTTCCAGGCAGGACTGGAATGAGTGAGTTGGTAGAGGTCATGCTCGTTCTCCAGTTGCAGATTGATTCATCGCCCAGCCCAGCAAGGCCAGTGCGTCAGCTTCGTTGTCGTCGCCGGGTTGATGCCCTATGGCTTGCATCGCCATGATCATGTCGGCCTTGCCGGCGTTGCCCTTCCCCGTTGCGTGCTTCTTGATCGTCCCCACCGGCACACCCTGGTAGGGAATCTGGTGGTGCTCGCACCACGCGGTCAGGTGTGCCATGAAGCCGCCGTAGGCGTGGGCGGCATCGACACCGGCATGGCGACGAACTTCCTCGAAGTACACGGCGTCGAGACCGTCGGTGGTCTGTTTCAACTCAGTCAGCCAACGCTTGAATCGTAGGTAGCGCATACCGCCACCCTCGAAGCGTTGCGGGGTAAAGTGTTCGGTCCCGCTGGTAATGGTCCGATCCGGCGCCTTGAGGGCCCAGCCGGTATGCGTGCCCAAGTCCAAAGTCAGTATGGTGTTCATGTAAATTCCTAAGTCATTGATTTGATGGGTTGTGACTGAACGTGTCCGTCTTGCTGTATGACCCGTATTACGCGCGGGTGAAGAGACTCAACGGAAAACAGGTCACGTTCGGTCACACGGGACAATTAATCGATGTATGGCAAGCGGTTATCGAATGCCTTGGGCTTCAGCGATAACCCGGCCAAGCCCTTTGCCCCGCCGCTAAGCCGGGTACGGTCGAAGCCCCGGTTGGTCAGTTGCTGTGCCAGCCAGCGACTGGTGCCGACATACTCGCCGCGTTTACCCGCCCACTCTTGCCAGCGTTGAAACACCTCGGCCACGCCGGCCTTGGCTTGCGGATACCGCTCGATTTCTTCCTCGAGAAAATCGCCAATGGCGTCCTCCTCGTCGAAGTATTCGGCGGTGGCGGAGACCACCAGGGCCGGGGGATTTAGGCCGTGCTGCTGCCAGAGAAGACAACCTTCCACCGCCCAGGCGAGAATGCCGTCACGCTCATGCAGTAACTTGTCGCTGAGGTTGTGATCACGCTGCTGTTCCGGGATCGTTACCGTGAAGGGCACCATGTGCAGCCGACGCTTCATGGCTTCATCGATGTTGCGGATTGACGGCTTGTGGTTGCCAGCAATCACCAGCTTGAAGTGAGGTTGGTACTGGAAAAAGTCCTGGCGCATGAAGCGCGCCGAGATCTTGTCGCCGCCGGTGATAGCCTTGACCTTGGCCTCGTTCCAGCGCCGGCCTTGTTCGGTTTCAAGAGCTGACACTAGTCGTGCGCCGCGGAGCCCAGCCAAGTCGGTGGGATGCCGCTCGGACCGCGTTTCCATGAACGTGTCCATGGGGGCATTGGTGGCATAGACCCCGAGGATGGTGGCCAGGGTGTTGAGGAACACCGATTTGCCATTCGCGCCGGTGCCGTAGAGGAAGAACAGCGCATGCTCTCGGGTTGAGCCGGTCAGGCAGTAGCCAACCATGCGCTGCAGGTAATCCATCAACTCCGCCTTGCCGCCGGTGACCTGTTCCAGGAAACGCAGCCAGGCAGGACTGGTGCCGCGCGGAGTAGCGGTTGCCACCTTGGTCATGCACATACCACGGCGGTGGGGCTGTAAAACGCCGCTTGACAAATCCACCACGCCACCGGGCGTATTCAGCGCCCATTGGTCAGCGTCCCATTCATCCGACTGAGCCGTGAGCTTGGTGTCGATACGAAGAACCTTTTCGACGGCGGCAATCGTGGCATAGCTCCCCAACCGGGCCTCCAGCTTGGGTGAGGCCGCCCTCTCGGAGGCGGCGCGGCAAACCATGCGCACCAGATGCTTCACATAGGACACTTGATCAGGGTTCCAGCGCACGCCGGTCCATACCAGCCATTTGCCCCAGGACTCACAGAAGCGCCAGTCCTCTCCGTAGTGACGCGTAAAGGCTTTAGCTAGACCGTCCTCGATCGACCACTTGATCCCGGTGAAGAGATCATCCGGTTCAATCTCGATCGTGCGTTGCACGGGCAAACGGTGTCCCACGCTCAGGAAACCCCAGACATCAAAATCAGGGTCAGCAATCGCATCAGCCGCATCCCAGCCTTCGGGTTTGAATTCCGGCGGATACAGGATGTAGCAATCGGTCACGCCCGCCTTATTGAGGGCCTGGGCAACTTTTTCGGCATAGTCCCAACCGGGTTTATCCCGGTCAGGCCAGATGGTGACCGACTTGCCCGCCAATGGAGACCAGTCAGTTTTCTCGACAGGTGCTTGGGCACCGTTCATGGCGGTCGTGGCGACCACACCGATATCGATCAGCGCTTGGGCTGACTTTTCACCCTCAACCAAAATGACGGACTGCCCTTCTTCGATAGAGGCCAGACCCATCTGGTTGAAGAGCGGACGGGGAGTCGGCGGTGTCTTCTTTCCAGTGCTGACGTCCAAACAGCGAAATTCCTTGCGCTGGTCTGGGGGGTCATAGCGATACACCACGGCGAGCAATTGACCATCGGCCGAGAGGTAGTCCCATTTCCCGGTGGCGGGTCCGAGATGGTCGATGGGCGGTGCTTTCTGACGGGGACGCGTTCTCTGCTCAGGCACACGACCGAGCAGGTTGGCCGCTGCCTGCAACACTTGATCGAAGTCGGTCCGGATATTTAGCGCTAAAAATCCGGCGATCAATGCGAAAATATCGCCGCCCTCATTTGTCGCGCGATCGGTCCAGAGACCCGCCTTGTCGCCTTCGATGACGACTTCCAGGCTGTCCCCAGGGGTCCCTTTGATATCGCCAATGCGAAACACCCCCTGCCGGATCGTGCCAGAGGGCATCAGCGTAGGCAGCACCACCTCCAACCGCGACACCAAGACAGTACGAATCTCCTCACGATCCAGAGAGGTTGGCTGAACGGCTTGCGGATCGGCGTCGTTAAAATCCAGCATGGGTTTCCTCCGATGAGGTTGAAATGGCGCGCTGGGAGGCCCAGGCAATGAGCTCAGAAAGGCGAAAGCGGACCAGCCCAACCAGCCGGTAATGCGGGATGCGGTAACGGGCGCGTAGCTTGGGGTTGGAAAACCAGTAGCGCGGCAATTGCAGCGAGTCGGCCGCAGCCCGACCACTGATCATGGGTTCGATGTGCGTCGTTGAGTGATGGAATTCAGTCATGACGGTTGCCTCCAGCAGCGGTCCTGCCAACTGCAGAACCGGCACTCGACATGCGTGGCCTCGGTAAACCCACGGGGAAGGAGTTCCCCGGCCTCGGTAGCGCTGATGATGTTCAGCGCCCGGTCAGATAACCGTTGTGCCAGGGCGCCATCAAACGGCACCCACTCGGCATAAATCGCCATGTTGTCGGCATTGATGGCAGTGAACAGTGCCGGGTGTTCGTGCAGGTGCAGATAGGCTTGGTAGATGGCGAGCTGAGCGGCATAGATTGGCTTAGAGACGGCCAAGCCGTGCTTTTCCAAGTCTCGCCAGGATCTGCTGTTCAGGCACTTGTTTTCCCAGAGACAGGGAGTGGCGTAGCCCTCGGGACCACCGACAATGACACCGTCGACATGGCCCTGCAGCTTGCCGTCCAGCAGAGAAAAACCGAATTGACCGCCATCGGCTTTTTCGGTACGCAGGTCAAAACCAGCCAGGCGAAGCCAGTCGATCATGCAATCTTCCATGAGATGCCCGCGGCGAAAGACGCGCAGTAATTGCCCAGAGAACGCCCTGCCGGGATCCACCGGGGCGCCGGCATATTCGTATTGCAGGGCGCGTGAACAGGCGACCCCCAGTCGCGAGGCACCGAGATACTGTCGCTTTGGTGCTTTCTGTTCGGCCGCCTGCAGGGCTTGATCCATCAGGGCACTGAAGCGCTCCTGAGCCGTGGGTTCGTGGTTATAGTTCAACATCAGAATGGCACTCCTCTGGGGATGGGAGACGTTCGGCGCTGCTCCAGGCGCTGCAGTCGTTCAGCTTCAAGAGTGGCCTCCCGCTCGGCGGCCTCGACCAGATGGGCGTGATAGGCATCCACCACCACTTCCACCAGGGTCAGGATTTGTTCGCGGGTGTACTCCGCCAGGGGCCTTTCCAATCCGACTTGAGCGACAAATTCCCCGAGGGGATGGAGGGCCGCCGCCATGGCGGCCCGTTCAGTGACAGTGGCATCAATCATGGGATGCTCCTCGCCCCAGCGGGCGCGTTGGGCTTGCAGTTGAACGTGGTGGTCATAAAGAAGCTGGCATCGTCGAGAGCAGAAACGCCGCACGGGGCGTGACTGTCCTCGGCCAGTAGCGGCTTGCCAGAGGAATCCTCGGGCAGCTCTTCGGCAGATGGCACAGGGCATGGACGTGGCTTTCCTGGAATGGCTTCGGGATGCTGACAACGCCTGGCTGCAACCATGCGCGCCTGATATGCCTCGCTACAGTCGATACAGGGCCAGTTCGGAGAGACCTGACTGCGATCGGCATAGAAGGCCCAGGCGTCGTAAGCTTTCTGGGAGCGAAAACAGCGGGGATAACTCATAGTCCCACCGCCTGGCGAATCGCCGGTTGGTTGAAGCGGAAGGACAACAGACTCGACGCGCGATACCGTGTCAGCCCAAAATCCTGGCGCGCTTCTGGTGGCAGATAGCGGAGCTGCTGTTCGGTGGCGGGCTGGTTGAGCCAGGCCCGGGTCTTGTGCGCGGCATCTTCGCTTTCGTGGGCATTGAGAAAGTCATCGGCCTGGGCCAGACAGACCATCCGCTCACCAATGGCCAGACGCCGGGTAGGTAACGTCTTGCCACCCCCTACCGCATGCCAGTGCCCATCGAGATAGAACACGCCGGCCCAGGCGTTGAAGCCCGTGGCCATAAGCGAGCCATCGTCACCAAAGAGATCGCACCAGAGAAAGGATGACTTGCTGAGCAGGTCAATCTCCGTCATTACGAAGGCGTCCAACGGCAGGGGATCGTCACTGATCACCCGGTCCCAGACAAAGCCACACAGGGGACATTCCCGCGTCCCGAGGGGCACGCTGCCCTCACACTGAGGACATTCCTTGTGTGGGGCTTCGCCCTGGAAGTCCCTCCCGTCCAACTGGACGGACTGCTC